CCTGCACTTTATATTATCTATTTAATTATTACTAAAAGTCAAAGTCGTCAAACGCACTATCATTTAAGTCAGACTTAACAGACCCAATATTATATGAGTCAATTTCTGTTTCCTGTGGTGCATTTTGTGTTCCCTTTGATGATGTCCATGCGTTAATCCAATTGATTGGGTTTTTGATTTTCTCAAATATAGGTTCTAAACCTAACACTTTCATTCTTTGGTTAGTTAGATACTTCATATATCTTTTAAGAATCTCTGCATTTAATCCTAACATTGAACCATCTTTGAATAGATACTCAGCCCATTCCATTTCTTCTTCAGCTGCATTTCTAAACATTTCAATTACCATTGGTTCACATTCCTTAATAACATCTTGAAATCCTTCATCTTCATTCTTTCTCAAATCATTTAATAACTTTTGAGTAAATCCTAAATGTAAGTTTTCATCTTTGTTGATTAGAGAGATGATTTTTGAGTTTCCTTCCATCTTACCATTTTGTGCAAATGCGTAAGAACAAGCAAACGATACGTAGAATCTAATACCTTCTAAGATGTTGATAGACATTAGAGTTAAGTATAACTTCTTTCTCCTTTCTTCAATGCTCTCACCCAAAGAATTAATCATATCATCATAATACTTTGTTACAGATACTGTTCTCTTAACAATTTGTTCATCATTTAAGATGTTATCAAATACTTCAGCAGGTGCTGCATATACATTCTTAATAATAAATGTGTATGAATATGAATGAATTGTCTCAAACATTGCCCACGCTGAACAAAAAGCCTCAATCTCTGGATTAGATAGGTCTTCAGTTAAATGAGGAATACCTCTACTTTGTACACTATCTAATAAAATCTGATACTTTAAGTTTGATGTGAAGATAAACTTTTCGTTATCTGTCATCTCTTTATAATCTAATCTATCTTTTGATAAATCTACCTCTTCGGGTAACCAATAAGAATTGAGTTGTTTTTTGAAAAACTCAAAATAGACAGGGTACCTAAACTTATCATATCTCTCTAAGTTAAGGCTCTCACCAAAGAACACAGGTTCCTTAGTGAAATCCACATCTGGATTTAGATTTACTAAACTTCTTTTCTCTCCTACTAATTTTTCTATCGTTTCGTTCATTTCTATGTTTTTTACTAATTTACAAACAAATACTCATAAAATCAAATTGCACATGCTCCAGACTCACAATCATCCTCCAATTCAGCCATAGCTGGTTGTTGACTATTGTTACTTACCATATCCTCTAACTTATCTGACTTATAGTCTTTTGAGTTAGCGTAATAGATTTGTTTTCCTCCAAACTTATAGAAGTTTAGAATGTCTTTAGCTACTACAGATATCGGTAAGTTATTACCTTCATATTGTCTAGGATCATAATAATGGTTTACTGAAATACCTTGATCGAAATACTTTTGTATTACAGATACAATGTTATTCATTGCGTTATTATCAAATGTCCAAGCGAATTGATATTTGTTTTTATATTTCGCCACTTCTGGTACTACTACTGGAAGTGGTGCTCCACTCTTAGATTTCTTTGTTGTGATTAAAGTTCTAGGTGCTTCAATACCATTTGTTGATGATGAAACAACAGATGAACTCTCACAAGGCATCTGAGCGGTTAGTGTTGAGTTTCTCATTCCAAACTCTAAAACATCTCTTCTAAGTCTTTCCCAATCTTTTGATAACTCTCTATCTACAATCTTATCCACATTTTTGTTGTAGTGATCAATTGGTAGTAACCCTTTTGAATATTTTGTTCTATCGAACCATTCACAAGGTCCTTCTTCTTTTGCAACTTCTACAGAAGCCTTAATTAGATAGTATTGAATATTCTCAAATAACTCATCAATCTTCTCTAATGAAGCTGGGTCGTCATATGATAAACCATTCTTAACCATCCAATATGCAAAATTAGTAACACCTACACCGATACTTCTTCTCTTTAACATCTTTCTAGCGGCTGCCATAGGATATTCTTGATAACTAATAACACTATCTAATCCTCTTACGATGTATTCACATACAACCTCTAATTCATCTAAGTTTTTAATTGTCCCTAAGTTTATTGCTGCTAATACACATAGAGCAATTTCTGCGTCTGTATCATCCCCATCATCTATATGTGATAGTGGTGTTGTCGGTAAATTAATCTCAGTACAAAGATTTGACATATTGATTTTGTCTGTAAATGATGAGTGATCATTTGCATTGTCTATATTCATAATATAGATTCTACCTGTCTCAACTCTTTCTTGTATCAATAAATCCATCATTTCTCTAGCACTTATTTCTCTTCTAGGGATTGTTGTGTCAGCCTCAAACTGCTCATATAACTCATCAAACTCATCATTACGACCAAAAGCTTCATATAAGCCTGGTACGTCTGATGGTGAGAATAATGAAATTACTTTGTTCTCAACAAATCTCTTATAGAATAATCTACTGAACTGAATTGCGTGATCCATTCTTCTAACTCTATTTAATTCATTACCTCTATTGTTTTTCAATACAATAATGTCTTCAACCTCTAAGTGCCAGAAAGGATAGTAAGCCGTAGCTGCACCCCCTCTAATACCACCTTGTGAACAAGACTTAACTGTACCTTCAAACATCTTTAGAAATGGAATGATACCAGTATGAACGGCTTCACCATCTCTAATCTTAGAACCAATACCTCTTAAACGGAAGTTTAGTCCAATACCTGCTCTTTTAGAGATATATTTACCAACTGCTGTGTTTGAGTTGAATATTGAATCCAAATCATCTGCCACATCTATCAATACACATGAAGAGTATTGTCTTGTTGGTGTTCTTACTCCAGCAACAATTGGTGTTGGTAGAGATATCTTATGAGTAGATATTAAATCATAGAACGTTTTAATCTTTTTTAATCTTTCTTTTGTATCGCCCTTTGCAAATAAAGTCATTGCAATTAACATATACATAAATTGTGGTGTCTCATAAACAACATCAGTCTTTCTATCTTTAATTAGATACTTATCAACCAATTGTTGTAACCCACCATAAGTTAATTCCTCATCTCTATCGTGTTTGATATAACTTTCAATCTTATCAAAGTCATATCCACTATAATGATTAAGGATATCTGCATCATATACACCTCTTTCTACATTAAGCTTAACAAAATCTTTTAATCTAGGGAAACTTCTGTATGTATTGAAGATTTCCTTCCTTAATAGATAATTTAATAACTTACTAGCTACAAATTGATAATTAGGTCTATCCTCAGTTATCATATCTGCTGCTGATTGTACTAATACTTTATGTATTTGAGTTGTTGTGATACCATCAAATATTTGTAGGTGAGCATTCATAGCAACATCTGAGGAACTTACTCCTTTAATATCTTCTGCCGCCCATTCTAAGACTCTGTTAATCTTTTCATAATTAACAACCTCTTTCTCACCATTCCTTTTTACAACATTAATTTTTGACATCATAATATTTTTAATTTATTAATAAAACTTATTGCTTTTTCTTTTTGATCCTTTCGTCTCTCTTTTCCATAGCCTTAACAACCATATCCGATCTTCGTTTGTCCTCACCCTTCTCAAATTGTAAGAATGAAACATCACCAGTCTCTTCAGTGTCAATCTTTAAGGAACCATTATCAAAAATAATATCTTCGAATATAATTCCATCTTTTCCGAACCTAGATTTAAGTATCGCTAATGTTGCTCTACCTTCTTCTTTTTGTTCTAATGTCTTAGCAACTGACATAATAAAGTGTCCAATCTGTCCTTTCTTAATTGAACCTCCAATCATATCCGCTTCAACAACATTTGCGCCGATGGAACTTCTATTACCTTGAATTGCTGTCCATCCTGCAATATTTAATTCAGCAATCATAGTCTCAAATTGCCTCATAATTGGTCCTTCACCAGAATAGTCATCCTTAAATTGTTTTGTACTCTCAACACAATCAATATAATCTAAAAATATTACATCTGGCTTCATTCCAGTTGAAATTAATTTTCTTAAATATTGTTTAATGTTAGGTATTGTTGTACCATCACTCGGCATCTTTTTAAGGATTAACTTTCCTTTTCTTTCCTTAAACCCTTCAATTGTTTTTCTAACATCGTCTTTTCTCTCTGTTAAATCATTCAATGGTATCTCAGTCCAACAAGTAAAATGTTTTCTTTGGATTACCTTTGGGTTATCCTCAAAAAATATTTGTACTACATTATACCCCAAATTATATGCGGTATTTGCCATTCTTGTTACCAATGTAGTTTTACCTACACCGAATGGGGCAAGAATAACCCCTAATTCTCCTTTTGATAATCCACCATCCATTAGATTATCTAAACCTACTAATCCTGTTGGGATTGGTTTTCTGAAGTCATCAGATAACACATCCTCAATAGCGTGAAACACATCTATACCACCATCAGATTCAGAACCAACAGAAAGAGCTTCTTTCATTATTTCTTCACACTCATCATACTTATCAAAATCACCTGAATCTAATATCTTCTGAATTTTTTGTGTGGCTTTTTTTAACTCTTGCTGTTTGCAAAACTGAACTGCTGTGTCTTGTATATGTAAACAATCTTTATCATCACTCTTTTGTATTTCCCTAATCATCGCAATTGCTGATTCCTTAGCAATTTCCCTTTTAATATCCTTATTCACCACTTGTTGTAGTGTATCATAGGTTGGGATAGTTTCATACTTTTCGTGATAGTCTTTAACACTTGCAACTAATAACCTTAGATATTCATTGTCAAAGTATTGTGGATCGAGAATCTCAATAATAGTCTCAGAGAACTTACCATCCTCCATAACTTGTTTAGCCAACTTCACCTGAAAACTATAACCTAAAAACCCTAAATTCTTACTCTCTTTTTTTGACATAATTTGAAAATCTTTGTAATTAATAAATATCTGTTAAAGCGCGATTCCCGCGTATTCTGTAGTTAATTTTTTACTACTTAACGTTTTCTGTATCTTAGAGATAATTCCTGGAATTAGTTTTCTAATATCTACATCGTATCTAACTTTTGGTGGATACCAATTTCCACTAAATTGTTTTTGTGCAACAATGTTTCCATGAACTTTAATCTCAAAAGTGAAAACATCTTCATCCTCAAATAAGTCTTTTGCAACTATATCTTCTTCGGTTTGTGCTACATAAGGGTTGTAATACCTATATAAGTAGTCTTCTGCTTTAGATCTAAACTGATCTTGTATCATCCCTACAGCTTCATCAATACACTCTTTGATATCCATTGATTTTAATGCCTTTGGGTTATACCCTCTTACGTTAAAGTTTCTACCTACGATTGGTCTTTCATTTCCGTTAATTCTTAAATAAAACTCGAACGGAAGGCTTTCATAATTTTTCTTACTCATAATGTTAAATTAATTTGTTTGATTAAAATACTTTTTTTCTTTTTTGATAATACTTAGAAAAGGTCTCAAATATTCAATGTAACCATCTCTACCACCCGGAATTGCCATAACAAATCCATCCTCCAACATCATCTTTAATACATTCTTTGTATTTCTGTCTTCGGGGTCTACTGGTGAGTCGATAATAGTTTCTAAATTTTCTACACACTCTTCTGTAATAATCGGTTTTTTAAGGTTAATAATTTTTTTGTTAATTTCAAATAATCTTTCTTTTTGTGATCCATCTGTTACACCATTTAATATGTTGTCTAACGTTTTTAATCTTTTCTTTCTTTCACTTTGTATTGTCTCAATCTTATTGAATATTTCATCTAATGTCAATTTTTTATCAGCCAATTCGGGGAAATACTTCAATAAAGTTTTTTCTTTAACTCCCTTCACCCCTTTAATGTTATCACTAGCATCTCCAGTAATAATTTTTATAAGTGCTGAATTCTCTTGATGATGGTCAAAATACTCTTTATAGTTGTTCTTAGAGACTATCTTTCTTTTGTTAAGAACATATATCGCAACCCTATCATCAATCAACTGACACATATCCCTGTCATTTGTAAGGATAACTATTTTCTCATCTTCTTTTACCTGATTACAATAGTAAGCAATACAATCATCTGCTTCACAAACTTCATCCTCATATTGTCTAAGGAATAATTCTTCAGCATATAACTTAACTCTTTCTTTTTGAATAAATAACTCTGGTTCTTTAGGTTCAGATTGGTTGTAGAAGTCCTTATCTCTGTTTTGTTTGTATTCTGGATAGATATCATATCTTAATCTACCACTGAATTGCCCATCCCAAAAAATAAAAACTCTGTCAAACCTATTCTCTGTAATAACCTTTCTCAAAAGTGAAAAGAACTGAAAAAGACCCCCAATATGTTCCCCATTATAATAAAGGTTAGATGCTCCGTGATACGCAGTTTTAATCAACGCATCTCCATCCACCAATAATGTATGCTTATATCTTTTTTTGTTCTTTAAGGGTCTTCCCACTTCTCATTATATTAAATGGTTAAAAATAGAAATATTAATCATCGGAATAATCTACAGCAGATTCAATAACATTGTCTTCCTCAACACCAAATTCCACAGCTTCTGCGGTAGTGTCAAAAACATTAGCCCAATATTCCTTATGTTCGGCTTTGTAGTCATCTATTGCTTTCTTATCATCCTCAATAAATCCGTGCGTAGTAGCTAGTAACCTACAATCAGCATATCCCAAACCATTCATATGGTTTTTATGGATACCAACTTTTGTTCTGATAGCAAAGTTTACCTTTCTACCTTTGTTGGTTGCCGATAATTTAGATACACCAGCACTCTTTTGATTTCCATACAAGAATACTAAAGAACAGGACAGATAAATTGATTGTCCTCCTTTAGGTTGTATTCTAGGTTGTGAAAATGGATTATCTGGTAACTCAACCCATGGTTGATTAACAAATATCATTGTATTGGTATAAGGGCTACTCTCTTTACGAGATGATGTAATCCTTTGTGCCATACCCATTCCCCACTTCTCAGAAATAATTCTTGCGGTGTGTTGGTTTCCTCCTTTTCCATTGAAAGACATTTCACAAGGAATTGTCCCAATAGAATCCCATAAGAAAACTATATCATGTGGAATATCACCGTTCTTCTGTGCGTTTAATACTTCAGTTACATATTCGAATGCTTGTTCTATATAATCAAAACCTAATTTGTATAATAAGAACCCATCCCAATAAGCGTTAGTCTCACCTGTTTCTTCATCTACTTCCTCAACATAGTCTGTTTCAAGCCCCATCATCTTTGCGTGCTCAAAACTCCACTTCTGTTCTGTAATAATGAAAACAGGTAAAATACCTTTTTTCTGAGCGTCTACCGCTGCTTGTATCATTGCAGTGGTTTTACCCGTATCTGAATGTCCTAAAAACATATTGATTTGTCCCATAGCAGGTCCTGGTATACCAGTCGCTTTTTGGAAAGCTTCTCCCAGGTCAAAGTATTTTTGTTCTTTATACTTATCACTGGAAGAGAACTTTTTCCTTATAGACGAAAAATCAGTAGTTTTTTTCTTTAATGGTTTCTTTGCCATAATAGTCTAATTTAAAATGGTAATTCATCATCACTATCTTCAGAATCTAATGATACTGCCTCAACCTCTAATTCCTTTTCGTCCTCATTGGTTAAACCATCCATCATATTGATTTCTTCTTCTAAAGATGCGGTTTCTTTTTCTTCTTTGTCTTCCTCAGCGACATACTTCTTTAACTCTGAATCCCAAACTGGTGTCTTTTGCTCAGCAACAATATTCACAAACTCAACAGGTTTAACTGAATATACATCTCTCCATGTCTCTTCGTTTGACATCCACTCTTTTGCTTCTGGTGACTTAGGGTCAGTCAATACTGAAGGGTCTTCAGCCATAATGCTTGTTACAACACTCCAACCTTTATCGTTTCTTGTCGTTGTAATAACAATATCTCTTCCTTCTCTAGGATCCATAATGTTTCCTCTTTTCTTTAGAATAGGGATAAGTTTGTCCATAACACCATCTCCAGTGTATTTGTGCTTAAATCTCCAGAACTTAACTCCGTGATCTTCGTTATCTCTGTCAATTCCTTTTACCACATAATACTTTCTTGCAGTATATGATGAAGCCATAGCTTTCGCTTTTTTACTTCCATCTTCATACAATGCATCTTTAGCATCACATAATTTACAATCACCACCATCGTTTAACTTTGTACAATGAATCTTTTCATACTTACCATTTACGTTCATTTCATGATAATAAACCTCTACGAATGGAGACTTTGTAGGGTCATTCGATGGTAGAATCCTAAAAGTCTTCTCTGCACTTTTTTGACCTTGTCTTAACTTCTCAGTGAAGTACTTTTTTAGTCTCTCTTCATTAGAAACCTTTGGTTTACTTCCTCCCCCTCTTTCGCTATTCTTCTCATATTGAGATAGAATTGCATCTAACGGATTAATTTCTTCTTTCGCCATTTAACTCTTTTTTAATTTGTAAA